CGATAAGATTCTTGATATATTTACTAATGAATACACAATTTTATCTAAATCACAAAATTACATAAGTTGCGATGTAGCAAGATTTGGAGCAGACAAAACTGTTATAATAGCATGGAGAGGATGGCATATAGAAGAAATAAAGTATTTAGCTAAATCGAGTGTAAAAGAAGTAGTAGACTTGGTAAAGAACATGGCCCTAATTCATAGAGTACCTTATTCTAATATAATAATAGACGACGATGGAGTAGGAGGAGGTGTTGTTGATTTCGTAGATGGCTCAAGAGGATTCGTTAATAACTCTAGTCCAGTAGAAACAGAATATTCTAAACAAATTCATAATTATTCAAATCTTAAAGCTCAGTGTTATTTTAAATTAGCTGACATAGTCCACAATGGAGAAATAGGATGTTATGATGTTCCAGAGGAAATAAGGGGGTGGATTATAGAAGATTTAGAACACATAAAAGTACAAACACCTACTACAACAGACAAAGTCCTAAAAGAAGGAAAGCTTAGCATAATCAGTAAGGAAAAACTGCACGAATCGCTTGGTAGGTCTTCTGACTTTTCTGATGCTCTTATGATGAGGTGTTATTTTGATTTACATGATTACTACGTTCCTTATATTGTCTAATTAATATATATAACTTATATCAATATATTTAAATCAAATTTAACTAACTATTTCATGAAAGAAGAGATAGTATCTTGTTATCTTGCAGTATCAAGCGAAGAGCATGCTAATCGAAATAGAATCATAGCTGAAACGTTTAAAGGAGAAGTAGAAGATAAAAAAGTCTTATTTCCTAAGGGACTTGGAGCAGCTCATCCTTTTGATTTTACTGAAGTCGATAAAATTCTAAATAACATAGGAATAGCAAATGCCTTAGTCGATAAAATAACAGACGCAATTATAGGAGACTTTATTGTAAAAGTAGACAACGAAAACTCTCAAGCTTTATTAGATAGCTTAATAGACGAAACAAATCTAAAAGCTAGAATAAGACCATGGGTCAAAGAGGGAGTAAGTAAGGGAAATGGTTTTATGGAATTAGATTTAGATAAGAAAAATACAGAAAAATTAAGAGTAATGAATGCTAATAACATGTACGTAAAACGAACCAAAAAAGGCAAGGTACTTGAATACAATCAATACAAAGGAAAATTAAAATTATTTAGTTTATCTGGTAAAAAACCTATTCCGTTTAAACCTAATCAAATAGCTCATCTTACAATAAACAAAACGCCAAACGATCCATACGGATTAGGACTTGTTTGGTGTAATAGAGTAACAATAGAAAACTACGCCTCCTCAGAAAACGACAGAGTAAAATTAATAAGTAAAAAAGCAGGAGCTCCTTATCACGTTAAACTAGGAGTTCCAGGACAAAAGATAAGAAAAGGAGATATGAATGATTTCAAATCTAATTTACAATTCACAAGAAATTCCACAGAATGGGTAACAGATGGAAATGTTGACATAACAAACTTATCAATACCAGGAGTAGGAGATAATCTAACCAAAGCAGCAGAACATGATTTAGAACAACTAGCACTAGGCATGAAAATTCCTATGAGTTTAGTTGGTGTTTCAAATAACCCAGAAGGATTAGCTAAAATAAACGACAAAGGGTTTTTAAGATTCATTGATTCAGTTAGATTAAACGTAGGTGGGGTATTAGAAAATCAAGTGTTTAGGCCTTTTTTAAGAGGTCAAAGTCCTAAGCTAGATGAAAAAATAGAATTCGTTTGGGAACTACCAGGCGAAGAAGAAAAGATAGCAAGATTATCTGCAATAAAAGATGCGCTTGGACTTTTTGACATATCCCCAGAATTAAGAGCAGCACTTGAAATAGAATACGCAGATGTAATGGAATTAGACGTAGTGGATAAATTACCAACACCAGAAGAAGCTCGTAAAAAGGCCGACGCAGAAGAAGCCGAATTGAAAAAGCAAGAAGACCAAGCAAGAAAAGATGAAGAAAATATTAAACAGCCTGAGGTTCCGGGGGCAAAGAAAACAGCAAATCAATCTAATAAAATAAGATTAACAGAATCAGATAAGTCTAATATGAAGTTGCGAGAATACGTAAACCTAAAAGAAATAGCAGGTTTTAATTATTCAGACTATTTAGTCAAAATCCTACAAAACCTTAGAACAGAGAAGTTTGAAGATTTACTTGCTATAACAGAAAAAGACCTAGTTGAAGGATTACTACCAAAACAAGATATAAATAAATTACGAATAGTATTAAAAGATGGATTTAGAAAAAACAAAACAATTAGTCAAATAGAAAAAGAAATTAAAAATTCAATTCCTCTCAAAGACAGAGTACAAATCCAAGAAGACGGAAGTAAAAAAGTTACTCTATCAGCAAGCAAAAGACCAATTAATATAACAAGAACAGAAACAGTAAGATTAGCTAATTTAGGACTAAAAGACATGTACAAAGAAAATGATGTTACTTCATATAGGTGGCTTACTGCCTTAGATGAGAGAACTTGTCCTATTTGTGAAGGTTTAAATGGTCAAGTATTTTTAACTAAAGACGGAACGTCTGGTGTTAATATGCCTCCGGCACATTCTATGTGCAGATGCTCTATCATCGGGTTGGTAGAATAATGGCTCAAATGACAGAAAACAATAGACCAATTTGCATTAAGTGTAAAAAGAATCCTGCTCTTACTTTAATGGATGGAATGTGGATATGTGGACAATGTTTACATGAATATGTTCAGTCACAAATTAAATTAAAGCAAAGATTGTTTTTACAAGGATAATGGGAATTTTCATAGATCCAGCAACAGGCCAAAGGAGATCTTACCAACAAATGGGAGACCTTGATGAGTTTTTTTCAGGTGACCTTGAGTATGATATAATAGGAGGCAGCGAAGTTAGTACACAGGTTTTGTCTATTATAAGCCCAACTAGAAATCAACAAATGAACCTAGGAAGATCTAATGCCTTACAAGGAACTGATGCGGCAATACAAGGAGCAAAACAACCAGATATAGGAATAACGGGCGAAAACAAACAAACAACAAGCAGAGTCCAAATAAGAAGAAGGGTAAAAGTATAATGGGAATAATAAATAGCGAATCCAAAAAAGAATCTACGAATTGATTAATTACTTGATATATATAAAAAATCTCAATTCTTATAAATAATAAATAGGTAGTTTAATCATGAAAGAAGGATTATTTTTTGAATACTTTGTACCTATCGAGTCTAGTGCAGAGATAAACGGAGACTTTACTATAAACGGAATTGCAATAAACGAGACAACTACTTCAAATGGACATAAATTTTTAGGTGAAGAATTAATGAAAGCTGCTAATACTTTAGTCGGCGTACCTCTTTTAAAAGACCATTCTAATTTAGTAGATTCAATAGTAGGAAAGGTTAATTCTGCACACTGGGATGAGTCTCTTAGAAACATTCCATTTAAAGCTACAATCAAAGACCAAAAAATAAAACAACTAATTAGCGATGGATTACTTAGCACTGTTTCAGTAGGAGCTCACGTAGATCCAGCTGACATAGAAGAAGTAGATGGAGAAATAATCCCTCATAATATTCAATTCAAAGAGTTAAGTGTAGTAGCAGTTCCAGCAGATGGTGGAGCAACGTTTACTAGGGCTTTTAGCGAAGCCTTCAAATCATATTCATCTAAAGATGATTCAAAGAGTAATGAAAGGAGGGATAATATGACAGAAGAAGAAGAGACTAAGACTGAGGAAGCCCCAGAAACTAAAGAGGAACCTGAAGAAACTAAAGAGGAACCAACGCCAGAAGTAAGCGATGAGGAAAAAAAGGTAGATGAAAAAATCGCTAAACTAAGGATTAAAGCTAAGAAAAAACAATTAGCACTTATGGAAGCTGATGCTGACGAGGTAAAACCAGAACCTGAAAAAGAAACCCCAAAGAAAGTTGAGGAAGAGGAACCTGAAGAAGAAGAGGAAGAATCAGACGAAGTCGAAGAAAAAGGAGATTATGTTTTTAACCAAGGATATAACTCTATTGGAATTCAAAGGAAGTCATACTTATACAACTAATGGCAACAACAGACGTTTTAACTAACCCACTTGGCGCAACAGTTGTAATGGACGGAGGTAATCCAAGAACATTTACTGGAGTCGCAAAAGAAATCATTTCAGGCGGACAGCTTGTAACTATTTCAGGAGCAACAGGAGAAGTAGGTTCAGGGATTGTAGACTTTCAAGACGGAGATATAGATCTTGTTGGAGCTATTGATTCTTGTCTTTGTAATGGTATTGCTTTGAATAACGGAAGTAACGGTGATTTAATTACTGTAGCAACAAGAGGAGCTTATCTTATTCGAGCAGGAGAAATCATTTCAGGCGGAGCAGTTGTTGGACATAACGAATCTGGTATGGTAGAAAATCTAAAAAGTTTAGGTTCTGTAGAAGTAGGAACACTAGAATATACACCAATCGGACGAGCTATGAGCACTTGTGCATCTGGAGCAGTTGGATACTACTCTCTCATTTATCTAAACGTATAATGGCATTAACTAAGATAAACGAGTACATAAGTAGAGCTGACGGAACACCAGGACAGGAACTAATTCCACAGTTGATTTTACCTACTATAATCGAGGAAGCAGAGAAACATCTAATTCCAAGAGAAATGGCAGCATTTGTGATTGGCCCATCTGAGTTTAAGGGAAGTACTATGTACAAAAACTTAGAGACTCCAAATACAATGGATGTTCGACAAGTTGGAGAAGGCGGAGAAGTAATTTTGGATAACATCGATTTTGAGAATGTTAGTTTTACTCCAGTTAAGTACGGAGTGGCTATCAGGATCACTAGAGAGATGATTGAAGATTCCCAGTTTGATTTAAAGGCCTCAAACATTAAAACAGCAGGGAAAAGATTTGCAGAGAACGAGACTAATTTGATTTTAGCACAGTTAGATAATGCTAATGCAACCACAGCAGGTGGAGCAGCAGTTACAATAGCTAACATAGCAGAATCAGTTTACGACGTACGAGCGCAAGATTACACACCAACGGACTATCTATTGGGAGAAGAGCAGTATTCAGATTTGATGAATATAGACACCTTCGTAGAAGCAGATAAAGCAGGTAATACTAGCTTAATGCAGACAGGAAGGATTGCAGGTTATATATTTGGTCTTAACGTAAGCACATTTAGTGCAAACGCAGGAGCAAATGCAGTAGCTACAAGCGGATATATTTTCGACAGAACACAGGCTTACGCAATAGCAATAGCTAGAGACATTACTATGGAGAGTTTAACATTACCTACATTTGATATGGAAGGTGCAGTTTTAACTCAAAGGATTGATGTTCAATACTTGCGAACAAAAGCAATCTCTAAGATTACGACAAGCTAAAGTTAAATTAATTTAACTAAACCATGCAGTTTTGAGAAACCTGCTGAAAACAAAAACCTCAGCCGCAAGGCACATTTAGACAAGTAGAAGGGAGGATAAAAAAATGACAGTAATAACAAACAACATGACAGAAGGATGCATAGATGGAATGGGTAATAGTACCGGTTCTGGCTTCGTACCGGCAGGTGTAACAAATATTGGGCAAGGAAATCCTGATGAAGTAGTTACAGCACAAACAGGTTCTGATATATTTTGGGATGCAGCAAATGGAGAATTTTATATAGAAGAAAGTGGCATTGGCGGAAGCGAGTGGAGGGCATTAACTTAATGAAAGGTTTTATGGCGATAAGTAGAAAGGGGGTAACATGGTAAGAGATAATAGAGTAAAAGAATATAGATTTAGTATTCCTGATTTGACAGGAGGATTAGCACATTTTGATACTTATACAAGTCGTCCATTAAACGGACAACTTCAAGCAATTGAATGGGTAGCAGGTAATCAAACAGCTACAGGAAGTTTATCAATTTGTGTAAGCGGTGGAACTGGAACACAAATATGGGGTATGACTTCAGGTACAGTTAGACACATGGTTGCAGAAGATTTTGTAGTTTTTCCTAAAGCAAGTACAGTTAGCACAACAGATGTATCATTAAGTGGTACTGCTAATTCTTGGTATTCAGACATTCCTTTAAATTCTACAATAAGAGTTATAGGGAGTAGTGTTGGAGCAGCTAAATCTGGACTAGGGTTAAACTTAGTTTATATATAGATTAAAAATGGGATTGAGTACTATCGGGTCGATAGCCAACTTTCTTCAAGAGAGTTTTAATAATATACCAACAGGTTTAAGTGGAGCTAATTTAGTTGCAGTAGTTGACATGAATAGACAACATGTTTCAAATTTTACTGGAGAATCTATTGGTTCTAATTCTATTGATTACGAATTTCAACCTCCTATCGTAAACTTATCTAAAGCTGATGCGATAGACTTCGTACAAGCTCAAGCAGGTGGAGAAAAATTAAGTTTAGGTGAATTAAGCGTAGAAGAATCAGGAGAAGGTGTAAGTTCAAAATTCTGGAGAGATTTAGCAGAGAGTCAACTTAAATCAATAGGAATGGGAACTGATCATGTCAGGGTGTTGTCATGAGCGATAGAGATGAATTATCCTGGATTAAATCTAATGAACCATGGAGATTGGGAAAAACAGTAAAGACTAATATAGAGTCAGGCGAGTGGTTTCTTAAGCTTATTAATATAAATGGTATAGGAATAGAAACAGCTAGAGACATAGGTACTATGTTTGATAGTCTAGAAGAATTAAAAAAAGCCTTATTAAATAATAAGGTTGGGCTTAGAAACGACATAGTTAAAAAACTTAAACAAGCCTTAAAATGTTATCAATAATAATACCATCAAGAAATGAACGATTTTTAGAACCTACGATAAAAGATATTTTATCTAAATCTAAAGGAGATATAGAAATCATAGTAGTCTTAGATGGGTACTGGCCACCTTCAAATGAAATAGTAGAAGACGAAAGAGTTATTTATTTACACAAAGGTG